CGTCGCTCAAACTGCAGTATTGCCCCAAGCTGGTCAACGATGGGAGTTTGATCAATATGGTCTGTGCTTAGAACAGCTTTGAATTGGAACGACCGACCGATATAAACATTATTCTCCAGCGGAATCCAATCTTCAAATACAAGATCTGACTCCTGTCGCAAGTCTGAATACGTTCCAGCAGCAGTATTTAACTGGCCACCCATCCCTGAATGAGCTGAGCAATAGTAATAGAGAGTTGCTGCGCCTTCTGCCAAATTGATTTCCGTATAAGCGCCAGCTGATCCAGGCGTACCAACAACCGTTACCCCTACGGTGTAAGCAGTACCGCTGCCATGAGTTCCATCGCTTGTTGCGCTGATTCGCAATGGATGGCCACTGTTGCTGTTGTCAGACTGATCAAAGACATAGATGTTGCCCTCAGTCAGGCTCAGTGTTTCGTTATCAGTGCTTGATCCATTGATCCGGTACTTATTAGCACCACCCGAAGCAACAACAGTTACGGCATAAGTAACAGTGGTTCCTTCTTGCCTGATTTTGCTGGCGTCTTCAAAAACAATGTCCGAATCAGTAGCGGCAAAGTCTGACTTCCTGAAGTAAGCCTCAACGTTTGTGTCATCAGGAACTACACCATCAAAGTCAGACCAAGTGTCGATCAATGCCAGACGATCATCAATTAAGTCACTGGTGTAAAGACCGCGAGCCGTGAGCACTCGTTGCATACGCACACTAAACTTGGCGCCAAGATCAACAATATTCTGGAAAAAATACTCGCCATTTAAGAACTGCGTTCCAAGCAACGTGTCGATGTTTGCGGTAAAAGCGTCGAGATCGGGAATATCATCAAACGATCCATCATGGGCTAAGACTAAACCGTCATACACACTGCTGTAAAACGTTTGGAATTTGTCCCCAGCAAAGTTTGAAGGCGTATCTTCTCGAATGACTTCAAAATTTAGCCTAGGAATATTGTCAGGAACGTTAATCAATGCGCTGCCCGCATTTGCGCTGCGTTGCAGCTGTTCATTTTCAAACTTGATTAGATACTCGCCATTAAGCAGCGGTAAAACCGCGTAAGTTGTTCGGGCCTCAACCTTTCTTAGGCGAGTGCTGTTGGGCCAAGTCCCAGTACCGTCTGTTTTGCCTGAATGCCTAATAACAGCAACAAAGCTTTCTACCTTTTGACCATTAGCTGTTGGCGACCAGCGCAAAATAACTTGATCAACGCCGAAAGATTCAATGGTCACTTCCTCGGGGTCAGGAGGCAGAAGAACAATGGGCAAACCATCGCTGCCGTCACTTGTTCCACCGACAGCAATTTCTCGATTAACCCTTGCCCAGTTGGATTGATGCTTATCTGGTTCGGGACCAATCGCTTTTACCTGTGCATATAAACGTTTGCCAGGTTGCAGGTTTGAGTTGACGTCTAAAAATGTATTAGCAGTAAAGGCTTCGTTCCAGTTGTTGGCTTCGCCTACTTTCCATTGAACGCGAAATTCAGAAACAGAACCACTCAGACCCCTGGACCAGGAAATTGTGGCCCTGTTTGTCGTATTGCGACCGTCGTCAACCTGCTGGAATGTAATGCGTAGATCCTGCGGTGCAGAAGGTCTTGACCCATAAAAGAATGGGTCTGGCAGGTCTAAAGATGCACTATCGCCTTCAACGACTTTGTAAATCCCATCAACGTGACGTACTCCTACGACGCTATAAACACCGCCTTCACCCTCTGCAACAGCTAAACAGCGGTATTTACGCAGAACAACAGAGTCATTTTTAATTGCATAAAGCGCGTTGTCAGGAGGGACCTGAGTGAAATTAGAACTAAGAGTTACTCGTGTCCCGCTAACGCTTGCAATGGCAGCAGTCTCTACCGTGCCATCCTTCATAACAACGCTCAGATTGTTGTTGGTTCCAGAAGGCAACACTGCTGTCTGATCTAAATCAACAAACCCAACACGCGCACCAACAATTCGACCGGCTAGCCGAGTATTAAGCCGCATCTCATCCGACACTTCAAAGATTTGACCGGGTAATACATTCAGCCCTTCAAGACCAACTGAGAATGTAACCGTGTCATCATGCAGCTTTTCAGACTGCAAGACCCAACGCCCCATACGTTGCGCTTGATATTTTGAGCTGCATCCAAACGCAACAATAGATTTCTCCTGTGTGCCATACCTATCAACTAGGGCCCTGTCCTCAATGACAACAAAATTAGGCTTAAAGAAATTCTGTGGATCGTTATAACTGACGCGAACTCTGGTACTGCGAGTTTTTAGCGATGAGCCGTTATAAATAAACGCACCGTTAACAACGTTTGAATTGCTAAAGACGTGGATTGCTGCAAGATCGGGTGCTGTACTACCGCCAAGGTTTCCATGGTCGGCAGTAACCTGTACGTTGTCAGCTTTCCAAAAAAGCATTCCACGAAAAACGCTTGCCATGTCCTGCAAGACTTCATAAGCACTCACTTGCGAACCAAGCACCGTATTAATTGCAAAACGTGGCTCTTTGCCTTCTGGCGTATCTACTTCTTCGTTGCAGTATTTGGATAGCTCAATTAAATCAACCCAGTTTAAATTTTCAGGAGTTATAAAATCACCCGCTCCATACCTTGTATTGGTCAGTAAATCGTAGAAACAACAAACCGGGCAGGTCGTCCACTCTTTGCCTTCTTTTAGACTGCCATCAAATGCTATGTCGTTGTCAAAGGCTAGGCTGCCATCAAGTCGATCGCTAGTTCTGTTTACGGTAGCGTTTGAAGGAATTTTAACCTTTAAACCTCTTATGTCATAAGCTCTAGCAGGAAGCGTGTTGTATTCCTCTGAATCAATACTTAGGTGAACAAGTGCTGTGTTTGGATATGTTGTTCTAATACGTTTGCCGACAATAATGCTGCTCCAAATAAGAGTATCTGCACGCTTATTTGCAAGTGGTGTATCTCTTGGCAAGTCCTCAAGATTTCTGAAAGATACCTCAAAAGCCTCTTCAGCTGTATCAAATTTTAGTTTTTTGACTCTGATATTGTAAGGAGCTTTTCTTTTGCCTTTAGCGTTTGCAAGGTAGATTGCTTGAGTCTTAAACTGGTACTCAGAAGTTGCAATTCCTTTAATTACATTTGCACTATTTTGTCCTTCCACTAAAACATCAATTGGGTTATAGCGACCTTCTGTATCTTGTATCCCAATCTCTATCTTAATTTGGGCAAAGAATAGCTGGCCCCGTGCCAGGCCCTCTGGTGCAACGCAAAATAATTTTGGGACAGTAAAGACAAGCTGAACAAAGGCGGCTTCAGCGTCAGTAACGGCTCGGACAACATTGCCTGCGCCATAATCTCGGTTAATAACTTCATTGGAATCATTTACTTCTTCGCTATAACTTTTACCAACTTGCTCATTGACTGGAATAATAGTTGTCGTTACATCGCTTAGGAGCGAGCTTTCGCTAAAACCACTTTGAGTAGCCGTTCCCTCTCTTTCGGCATAGCTTACTAAAGGGGGATCATTCTCCCTTTCTGTACTTTGTTTTCGCGTTACAAGCGTTTCGTTCAGAAAAACGCTCTTGTATTTATCCACAAGACCGTCAATCGGCCCTTCGCAGATCGCGTCAATAATTTTGAGGTTGGTCTTAGAATTGAGAGCCATAGGTGTTTACAAGAGGTCGTAGCCGTAGGCCATTAATTCGAACGTAGTTGCTTGACGAACGCCAACTTCAATAATTTCTACTTTGATGTCCAGGTCTTCACCAGAACGTTTTTCAATTCTTGGCGCTTCAAGCCTATTTCCAAAGATAACGTCTTGATTTGCATTTGTTAAACCTTGCACTGTTATACGGGCTGATGCTACGTCAATGTCTGGGCCACCAGTGGTGTTTGACAAAGTAATTTGATAAGTAATAAACCCGTCAATTTTAGTGCTTCCATTGCCCGCCACAAAATCATGCAGACCTTTTGAAATTTTAAAAATAACATCGATTCTTTTTCGTTTGCCTGAGCTGTTTTTAAACTTGAGAGCGTTCCAGCCACCGCTGTTGGCGTTGCTGTCATATTCAGATTCCTCGTCAAGCGACTGTGGCCGACCAGGGCCAAAAGTTTTGCCAATAAAAACTCTTTCATCACGGTTTGTGTCTGAGCTTCTAAATTCACGAACGCCTCTCTTGCTTTTTATACCGCCGCAATCTTTCAACTCATTGGTCAAGGGTTCGCCGTTAATTTTGAGCGTGCTTAAGCTAGGGGCTTGTGTTGCTGTTTGTAGAGGATCAGAATTGTCAGTCACGTCTAGGTTTGCAGCTATCAAATGGCTGCCAGCTGTTACGCGCCCATAAATAACAGGGAGGGTGGTTCCCGTTCCAGCGGTATTTGCAGGCCCAGTAAACGCATAGGACTGGTTGCCGGATGCACCTCTTGTGATACCTTCCGGGCCAGGGCCACGAACATTTGATCCTTCACCTCTAATTCGATTTGCTTTTGGCAGTTCTGGTTGGGGCGAAAGAAGGCTCGACACTCCAGAAAGAATCAAACTTGCGCCAACTGCGCTTAGTGCTGTTCCAACAGTCGTTAACGTTCCGGCTGCCGCAATGGGGCCGCCAAACGCTCCAAATGCAGACGCCCCAAACAGTCCAGCGCCAGGTAGCAAAAACGAGGCCGCAACCAGACCAACCCCAAACAGGATCGGTAAAAATCCATCGCCATCGCCGCCAGAACCCATAATTACTGGCACCACCAGCAATGGCTTGCTGCCAAAGGGCAATTGCAGCTCGTCATAATTCATTGCCGCACCACCCTGGATCACCTTGTACCCAACGCCGTTTTGGTGCGCCTGCATCAGCTCATTCTTTAACGCTGGATAGTTGATGCAAAGCAGCTTGATTGCATCAGCAGGCGTCTGGAGGTTGTAATACTCGTGCTTCTGGCCGTACTTCTCGCCCAGTTCACCCGCCAACAGAACTAGCTGCATGGCGAAAAACTGCCGCAACGCTTTTTCTATAGTAACGGCTCAAAGGCTCTAAAGCACTCACGCTGTTCATGCGTTGGTGCAAGATCTTGTCCCCTCCGACATAAATGGCTGCGTGCATTGGAGTCCTCGTACCAAGGCGCATGACCAATAAATCATGTTGGCAGCGATCTTCAAACAACACAGGGTAAAACCCAAAAACTGGAGCGTGCTTCAAAAATATGCTGTCTGTACGCTC